CAATTTCACGATAAGTAGCCATGTTACAACCTACAACTTTCTTAGTATGTGTTCAAAAGTTTGAAATCAGTCATAAACCCTGTATTTACCATCTGGCATCTGATAAGCAATCTTGCCTTTATCTCTGCCAGAAGTAACTGGAGCCTGTGGCAAATACTTACGCAATGCAGGAGCTTCAAACAAGGATCTTCTACCTTGTGGGGAGTTCTCCCACTTTTGAATAACATCAGGACCAGCATTTCTAGGATTAGATACAAATTCGTAGAACTGTTTCTTACGTGCATCTGCTTCTTGCATCAAAGCAATAGCGTATTTATTGGAGTCTTTCGGATCTGTAATAGTACCGAATCGGTTCTGTGCAAAGCCAATTTCAAAGTTAGAAATAGCACCTGGCAACTCAGAAACACTCTGAGAAGCTAATGTATTCAAACCCTGACGCATTGATGCAGCACTTGTTAAATACTGTTTAGCATTGTCACCAGTAACACCAGACGCATTCAAGAAGCTTGTAATAGCAGTCTTAGCGGGAGCAAAAGCACTGGTATCAAAGTTAGGGTTGTTCAAAGCATTTTGCAATTGTTGCAATGTGCCAGAACGCTGTGAAGCAATCTTATAACCCGCATAAGCATCTTTAAGGATTGGCTCATAAGAAGCATTTAATGCGGCTTGAGCAGTTGTTAAAGAGCCACCCTGAACTCCACCGCCACCTCCACCGCCTTGCATTGGAGCGCCTTGACCTGCTACATTTTGTCCTGTAGCACCTTGTGTACCGCCTGTAGTAGCACTACCTTGTTGCCTCATTGATGGAGGGGTAACAAAAGTAAATGCTTTAGCACCAGTAGAGGTTGTGATCTCTCTAGGAATATTAGCTTCTCTAGCTCCAGTTTCAGCAGACTGTCTAGCAACTATTGACTGAATAGCGCCCGCTGCATCCCTAATACCAACAACATTCTGATTGGCATCAAACAAATACTCTTGACCTTTATCAAGTTCAGGCAATGTATTCAGTGCGGCAGCACGTTTAGCACCTGGAAGCACATCAGTCTGGAATTGTGGCTGACCACCTCTCATGGTAGATGTAACCACTGTTCCTGATTTCACATCAACTTTAGGCAAAGAACCTAAGATTTCGCCAGTGTTTTTATTAACACGCATACCATCAACAAATTCTGGGCGTATATCTTTTAATATTGAACTCAAAGCAGGAACCAGTTGAGCGCCAGCAGGGTTAGTTGCCAAACGACCAAGCCGTGAATATGCAGATTCCAGATTAACAGGTTGGCTAGTAGATTGTGGCTCAACTCTTTCTTGTGGAACACCCAAAGATTCAGTCAGAGAATAAGGGCTAGATGCTGTTCTTGATCTACCAAGATTAGCATTTAGAGCCTGACTTTGCTCTTGTTGGGCAGTAGGAAATACATCTTGTTGAATTCCTTGTAACTCAGCCAACAGACCTTGTTGTTGCTTTTGCTTTTGCAAGTTAGGAACTAAGTTCTGTACTGCTTGATAGCCAGAGGAAATACCCTGTCCACCAAAAATACTTCCCATAAGGAAAGTGGACAAAGCCTTGTCCTCAACGTCCTTTTGCTCCTCTGGAGACAAGCCTTTAAGCTGATTTTTGTCTAATAAAAATTTCATAATAAACCCTTATCGTCCAAGACCAATACCAAAGCCAGAGCCACTTGACCTGCTTTGCATACCAGAGCCGCCACCAACATTGATACCCAAAGATTGGTTGATGATCTGTTGTTGCTCCAAAGGCAAGTTGCGGATTGCATCCAACTGAGCTTGAGACAACTGTTGTTGAGCGCCACCTTGTTGTGCAAGAGCATTAGCACCCGCAAAGCCCATTTGTTGACCTTGACCTGCAATATTAGAAAGCAATCCACTAGCACCCATACGTTGCTGATTAGCTTGTAATCCCGCTTGTTGGTTAGCCAAGTTAGCTTGCAAGAAGTTACCTGCATTGAACTGGCTTGCTTGATTGATAGCGGCCTGATTAGCCAATCCACCTTGTTGTTGCAATTGAGCCTGACTCAAAGCCCTTGTGTTCATGGCTTGTTGGTTTGCCATTGCAGCGGCATTCTGAGCAGAAGCACCAAACTGGCTTGCTTGGTTCTGAGCGCCCATGTTTGCCAAATTAGTTGCTTGCTGATTACCAGCATTGAACTGAGCCATCTGATTTAAGGCTTGTTGGTTAGACAGACCAGCTTGTTGCAAGTTACCTGCATTAAATTGAGCCATTTGGTTGGCTGCTTGCTGATTGGCTAAACCTGCTTGTTGTCTGTTCTGAACATTCAGTTGTCCAGTAGTCAAATCAACATTCTGGTTAGCCTGTTGTGCTTGCAAACCGCGAGCCAAATCAGCTTGAGCCATCTGTTGTGCATTCTGGAAAGCAGAAGCATTCTGTTGACCAACAAAACGAGCCGCATTCTCGTCAAAAGCACGATTAGTCTCTGCTTCAGCAATAGCTTGGCGTGATCCACCAAAAGCTTTAGCGGCAGTAGCACTGGCGGCATTTTGTTGTTGTTGAATCTGTCTAGAACGATTTAAATCAGACAAGCCTTGTTGAGTAACAGCTTGTGTATATGGACTCATGTAAGCGCCCATATCTTGCTGAAGTACAGATCCACCTTCAATGTTGCGGATATCGCCACGATTCATTTGAGCCGCTTGCGCTCTTTCAGCTTCACCTGCACTAGCACCACCAAATTGAGCGGCAGGACCAGCACTTGCGGCTTGAGCAGTACTTGCTTGATAACCAGAAGATTGAGCCATTGCAGCAGGATCAATGTTGGCAGACTGCATCATGGAAGCGCCAACACCCTGTGCGCGAACATTCTGAGGACGATACATACCTGCACTGGCAGCCATATCAGCCGCAAAGCCAAGTTGGTTCATCTGCCGACTATTAGGATCAGCAAATTGGCGGGTTTGCTCAAAAGCCGCTTGTTGGTCAGGAGTAAAGTCAGCGAATTGACGTTGGCCTAAGTTCTCTGCAACACCTCTAGCACGTTCAGTGTTTTGCAGAAACTGCTCTCTCATTGCAGGATCTAGTTGCGATGATGACGACTGTCTTGATTTGTTAATACTCATCTTATATCTCCGTACTCAGATAAACCTTGGTTTCTAACTTGTAGATCTTGTCCATAACTCTTTCCCAACCCTTGCGACCAATCATTGATAACTCTTCGCAACCTTCCTTTTTCCCATGTTTTTCAATGTAAGGAAGTATTCTTATGACTTCGTTCATGTCTCCTGCCGCGAGGAACACATGGATAATCTTTTTTTGTGGGAATTCAAGTATTTCGGTGACGATGGCGGTGTTAATACCAGGCCATAATTGCATTTCATCTTTATCGAGGGCCATTGCGACATCCTCTAGACTATGCGTTCCGTCACTATATTCTAGCGCATTTAATAATAATTGCTCAGATTCTTGAAAATAAGGAACCCACCACTTTGGCTCCCCATTTTCTGTAAAACCACTGCAATCTATCATCTCATACTGCCAGGCTTACCATCAAACCTGATTACACCCACTCGCCAATCATTTTGGGTGTTGCCCTGAATCTTTACTGCAATCTGTCTACCAGTTAATCTAACTGAGGTAGGAGAAGACATCGTATATGGGCCATAGTTGTATTTAGTGGCGTTTGGATAGAGCCTTGTGCTAAAGCTTGCGTTCACATCACCAACAGTCTTTTCATCAGGAATAAGCCCTGTCAGGGTCATTACCCTGTCGCCAACACCCAACTCAACTGGTCCAGACTCAGCAAAAATGGTCTGAGAATCGTAGTTATTGCCTACTTCATGCTCATAGACATAGCCATCAGCATCAACCAGAATAGGGTTGTTAAAGATTCCCTTATCAGTACCGCACGTACGTACTAACGTACCAATAGCCCAATGATTCTCACGATAGTTATACGTGACATAGGAATCAATTTCATTACTGGATATGCTTGGGTAATACCACCAGATCTCACCAAAAGCAGAGTTGTGGACACAATAGACTTTAGATGCTTGAGTGGTGTTCAGGTTACTGTACACAAAATCTGATACATCAGAGGGCAAAGGCTTAACAAAGCCATCAAACATCCAGAAACCAGATCCTGCCATCCAGATACAGGCATTGTCAGTAGCAGCTACTGCTTGTTTAGAGATAACGCCACAACCAGTGCCAACACGCTCAAAACTGTAAATATAGGGTGGACCGATATAGGTTGCAGTATGCACATCCACATCTGTGAACAGAATAGTAGTTCCACGAATTCGTTTGGCACATTGCAATGATCCAATCGTAGTTAGTTCAAAGTCACCCGCTTGGTTTGTCGCTGCAGGAGTCCACAAAGTATTATTTTCTTGGTCACACCACTGAACCTTACGGGGATTACCACCCGCACCCAAGGCAAAGACAAAGCGTTCCTGAGTAACAACAAGACCTACACAAGATGTAGGAGCATTTGTTAGAGCGGCAGCATCAGCACCAGTATCTAACTGCCACTCAAGTAACTTACCATCCTTAGATGAGCAACCAACCAGATACTCACCCCATGTGTCCAATGACCATGTAGTGGCGGGAGTTACAGATCCTAGGTCTGGTCTGGCAACACCATAGGCAAAGCTTCCATAAGTTCCATAGCCATAACCAATCTTCTGTACGGCATCAGCATCACCAACAGTAAATCCAGTAGGAGTAATGTCAGTTAATGCGTTACTTTCACTCAGAACATAGAGTTTCGAGTGTGTGCCAATAGCAATTCTTCGGTTATTAGAGTTATCACGCCAATTAAGCAAACCCCTAGCTTTACCTGCTAATTGAGCAGATGTTCGCTTTCTCCATCCACCGACAGGACGAATTGTTCCTTCAAACCAACGAACTAGGTTAGAGTTGTTCCAACGACCTTTGGATTGATACTCAGTACCATTCTTGAAGACACCTGGTGGAATTTGGAGCGGAATGTAGGCCATATTCTTTGTCAATCAGGTAGGTTAGAAACAAAGCTCATTGTAGCAATAACGCTAGGAACTGCGGGTCTCGTTGGGCTAGTGCTAGTCCCAATATGCTCAATATTTACACCAGTATTTTCAGTTCTCCACATAATCTCAATGTAATCATTAGCAGCCATGTCAACAAAGAAATTCAATGCAGCAATGATATGACTAGGATCACCAGTACCTTTTCTCGCTACTAGGTGAAATCTGCTATTTGAGTTGTCAATGTTTGTTCCATTCTTGCGAAACCAAACATCCACATCTTGACCATCGTTTGTGGTGTTTTTAAACTGAATGGAAAACTGTAAATTGTAAAGACCTGGGTTACTTACATTTAATCTTGAAGAATTAGATAAAGTAACACCATTAGAGAAATCTGTTGTGTTAAATGTAATCGCATAGGCAACAGTTGTACTAGCGGCAGTTTGGTCTGTAGAGTCTTGAAACGCACCATAAGGAAAATTGATGTACCTTCCACCCATGCGAGCAGTGATGGATTGGATAGCATTGACCAACTTAATAAAGAATGTCCTCAATGCACCATTGTTTTGATTCTGGATTTCTTGAGAGTAAGCAACACTAGAAGTTCCCAAATTAGGAACTGGTGGCATATCCAGTTGTTGCTTTCCAGACATTACTTCTTAATCCAAGTTTGCCAAACAGCACCTGCTGCCAAGATCAAACCACCAACCCACAAAACAGGTTGAGCAATAGAAGCTATCCAATTAAGAACCTTGACAGCACCTTTAGCCGCCTCAATAGCGCCTACTAGATCACTTGTATTCTTATCAATGGTATCTACTTTGGCTTCAACTGCAACCAGTCTTTCGTAGATTTGTGCATGGGTAACTTCTTGCATTATTCACTCCGATTAGACTGATGCCGCACGAATTGCTGTTAGGTCTTGTGTTGTCCAGAAGTCTTTAGCCAACATCAAAACTAGATGCTCTTTGTTGCGAGCCAAGCAGTCTGCCCAATCTTCAGCAGTCGTGCCTTCTGGTTGTCCTGCGTTAATGAGAGCCACGCTATCCAAGCAAGCTGAGTAGTGCTTGGCAATTTGTTCTGCTGTGATAGTTTCAATAGTCATAGTTTTCCTTTAAGCGATGCCAGCGTCTGCAAGGCGTTTACGAAGTGATTGAATTTCAGCCCACATTACAGGTATAAGTGCAGAAGCATCCATTTGCTGATAAACAGGATTTCCATTTTCATCTACTGCGTCTTTTTCACCAGTATGTGCATAAGATGGTGTTTCGTGAGCAATAAACATTGGACGCTCTTGTGTAGCGCCTTTCATCTTACCCATGTAAACAGGAACAGAATCAATCAATGCACCGCTGTTAACAACAGGGCCATTAATGTCTTTGGATCGGTAGTCAGAAGTTACGTTGTATGCAATAACGCCAGCACCACGATTAAAGGAAATTGAACCTCTAAGAGAAGGCGATGCTTCCGTATAAAAATCCATTAATAGGTTATTGCCAGTAGTTGCGGCATTCCAAGCAACATAAGTTCCAGCACTAGAACCAGCAGAATTTTTAGCCCATACAGCAGTAACAATTGAAGTACCAGTAGTTGCATCTACTTTAATTCTTCCGTCTGTATTACTTGTAGAGCCTATTGCAAAATTACCAGAGCCATCAAAAATACCCCGTGGATTCCCATCCCCATCAGACAGCACAATATGGTTGCTTGCTGTGCGAATGTCTAGGCCACCTTGGTTGCCATCATAACCGCCAATAATTGTGTTTTTTGAGCCTGTTGTTATGGTAGAGCCACATGATGTGGATCCGTTGTATACACCAACAAAAGTATTTCTTATTCCTGTTGATGTTGAAAAGCCAGCACCATTTCCAACAAATGTATTGCTTCCACCAGTAGATGTGTACCCAGCAAGTCGACCAATAAATGTATTAAATTCACCTGTAACGTTTGTATACCCCGCCTGATAACCTACAGCAGTGTTGTTAGATGCTGTGGTGTTGTTTAAAAGTGCAGATGCACCTACTGCGGTATTAGACCCACCAGTAGTATTGTAATAAAGTGCGCTATCACCAAAAGCGTTATTATTTGTGCCAGTTGTATTTGTTGTTAAACAATATAAGCCAACACCAACATTCCTACCAGTTGTATTTGCGGCTAAAGAGTTATAGCCAATAGCAGTAACTTGACCTGAGTTTGAAGCCGCTAAAACTCCAACACCTAATGCAGTTGAATTTGTTTGAGTTCCTACACCCTTACCAACTCTTAGACCACTTATTGTTGCGTCATCAGTAGTAATTAGCTTCTTACCAGAGCCAACATTTAGACCCACACTTGTACCAGTGCCATCACCTTTAAAGATCGCATCAATGGTATCTAAGTCAGTATTAATCTTTGTACCCCATGTGTCGGTACTTGCACCAACTTCTGGTTTGGTAAGTCCTAGGTTGGTTGTTGTGGTATCTGCCATTTTTTCACCTCTATGCGGCTATTTGCCAAGTTTCGCTATTATCTGAAATTGTTGTCCAACTTTCACTGTTGTCACCAATATCAGTCCAAGATTCAGATGTGTCGCCTTCAGGCAACCACTTTTTATTACCCGCAATAGTCATACTAGATGCAGATGAATAACCAATATCACTAAACTGCACTCTTCGTCCATTTACCACCAAACTACTGAATGCCTCTATCGGGAATACAGCATTGGCAATAACTTGAGAGCCAACAACCATTGTTGCGGCATCAGCAACGCTCATTTGTGCAAATGCAACCCTAACGCCATTGACAACCAAAATACTTTCATCATTAGCAGCAAGCGCACCAATTGCAACCCTTCTAGCCGCTACTGCAACAGTACTTGAGCTAGAGATTGTTTCTGCACCAAGTGCTACCCGTCTAGCGGATATAGCGACTGAACTTGTGCTTGATATAGCTTCTGCACCGATTGCCACCCTAGTCGCAGATACAGCTACAGAGCTAGATGAGCTTATTGCAAAGCCAGATTGTCTAATAGTCCTAGCGGCAACAACTACAGTACTTGTGTCAGAGATTGCCAATTCACCTCTGGCAATAACTACACCTACAACGGCTACAGTACTGGTATCACTGATGGAGGCGGCTCCAAGGCTTACGCCATAGGAGTAATTGCCTCCACCATAATAGCCAGAACCATAGGCAGCCATGTTAGGTCAATGTGATAGTCAAGCTAGTTGCGGGAATGCGGAACACATCGCCATCATTAATAACACGGGATGTGGTCAAAGGAGCCCAAGCAAGCAGGTTTCCACCAGTACTGGCATCAAAAATACCTGCCCAACCAATTGTTCCCCAGTTACCACCAGAAGCGGCAGCAAACTCAATTGCGGCAGCGTTACTAAAAGTGGTAGCAGTACCAGAACCAGAGATAGTTCCAGTGACAACGCGAGCATAAGCATTGCCAGTAACTTCAGTGCCACCGCCTGTATCGCTAGGAGCGGCAGTAAACAAACCAACATACCAGGCTGTTGGACGGGTAGCTGAACTACCTGTAAACAACCAAGTAAGAACTAGATTTTCTGTGTAATCGCTGAATGATGACATTTTTTATCCTAAAGAACGGGCGCGAACAACAGGAGTCGAGGAAACAGATGCCCTTTCGTCTGCAACCTCAATATCGCTTAATGAACTTGTGTATAGTTGACTCCATGTACCTAGACGCTCATCGTCTTTTAAGTATGGAGTTGCTTCAATTAAAGCACCATACAAGTACAAGTCTGGGGCGTATGCCAATAGCCAGTTGCTTGTGTTTGAATCACTCAGCGGAGTAATCTTAGCATAATATTTAAGTTCACCAGTGTATGTTGCATCTGGTGTAGGAATTACCTCAATCTGAGTTCCTGAAATTGAGTAATATTCTGGTTTACCAACAGTAAAGTATCTCTGGGCTTTTAACTCATCGCCATAAGCATCAGTTACAAACTCAAGTACTGTAATTGGGCTAGTATTTAAAATGAATTCTTTGGCCTGTAACCAATCAGCTGGATATGCGAAATATTGCGTATCAATGCTTGCAGTAGCCCTTTTAACCATTTGGCGGGTACGTAACTTACGATTGAATTTTGCTTCTGCCAAGGTGATAAAGCTTGGAATAATAGAAGTCAGATCATCCCGATTAAGATAATCTGCTATCGTTGTCTTTAGCCCTGCAAAAGTGTCAAGTGCCATTTTCTACATCCCTACACGCTAGTGTATGCTCATGTTTGTATTCAAACGTCCCAATATGGAAGATCTGTTTTGAGAGATCTTGATCCACGTATGTTTTATGCCCATTTTGGGCTGCTCTACGGCAAAACCAAACATCTTCACCAATGTAGTCTTCCGCAGCGGGAACCCAAGGGATAGCAAACCAAGGATATTCCATAGATTTATAGACTTCGGATTTAACGAGCATTACACCCATTCCGCAGTAGTCTACTTC